CTGAATCGTGTTCCAAAAAATATCCCAGTCAGGCGAAATATTAACTTCGACATCAACGGTCGTAGCTCCGCCACCGCCGCCGACATAAACCGGAATGCTGATCGGTATTCGATAAGTAAAAGCTGAATCGGCCCAAGACGCCATTAATCACCTCGATCGGTTTGTCTGGTTACTAATAGCCGAATGTAAGCAATTCCAACATTCGGAATGCCGTATTTATCACCGTCACGAGCAAGAAAGGAACAGCGAACATCGTCAACGATCCCATCAGTGAAGCCTAGAAGGCGGTTAGCGGTTATGGCTTTGATTATGTCAGAAGCCAGATTGATCGCTTGCTGTCTCCGGCTATCCACATGAACACCAGAACCAGCGCAATAGCACACAATGTTAAATTCGGCATCGCCTTGATACCTTCCAAGAGCTTGACCATGTTCTTCGATGAAGTCAATAAACTGAATCGTGGCATAAGGCACGGTCGGCGGCTCTGTGACTTCACCGATAACGACTTTATTTGACAGATCCAATCCAGAATAGCCGCTTGAATAATCAGCGGCTATTGTCGTTTTGATGGCGTCTTCGATTCGAATGATTGGCGAGCTAGGCATATTCTTTGCCTTTTAAAGTCGCTTCAAGAGCTTTCTCAAGATCAATATTAAATCTTGGAAGAACTCTATCACGAGCACGCTGAAGATAAAACTTTGGTACGATTCGCTGGGTTCCGCCACCAAATTCTTGAATCGCTGCATAAACGACATCGGCCGATTCTGAAAACGGTCTATTCGGAGCAGTCAACCCTCCCGCTCGAAGAATTAAATATTCGTCTTCTTGGAATCTGACGACAGAACCCATAATGCTATTTCTAAGGCGACCGGTTCTGACTTTCGGAAAGCTGGTCGCATTTCGCTTGGCTGCAGCTTCCATTCTAAGCGCATTCTTTATCATCGCTGTTCGAATGTTCTTAGCAAGCCGGCCTTCCATATTATCAAGACGGTCTGAAAATTCTTCAAATGAAATACTCACAAGATCCGCCTAAAAACCCGATAAGGATTCACAAGGTCTTTGACTTCCTGTGGCATCGTGCGAGGCGATAAACTGACGGTTATATCGCGCTGTGTGGTGCTGTTTTTGCCTTGCGTACTTTTCGCCCGCTGAAGATGTGCACCATAAACACAAATTGCATGTTCGAGGTCATCGGGCGCGACTTCAAAGCCAGCAACGACGACCACTTTATTCGCTCTGTATCCTTGTTCGATAGCTTCGCCTGATGTGCTATTAATGATGATTCGGCCGTTGACTTTATCAAGTTCATAATCAGAGCTTGAAATCAGCGTATCCGAACCATAAAGGCGATCGACATCAGAATGCCAGCTTGTCACGCTCACCACTGGGCGAATAGACAGCGGAAGAACATAAGGCAAATCTGGCAAAGATGAATCGATGTATAAAGTGTATGTTTGATCTTCGAGCTTCGGTTCGATCTGACCGTCAGAATAAACGCGTGGAAAGCCGATATAAGCAGCTATCGCACTTTCCACGCGATTAAGCAAGTTCTGAAGCTCGGTGTCACTGTCAGAACCCGCCACTTCGGGCAAGTACTCTTTAAAAGTCGACAATGACACCAAAGACATAATCAGAACCTAGACAGATCGAGCTGGTGCGAATTCATAAACAACGGTGAAAGCGCAAGTAACACCAGACGCTGAATCAGCGACTCGCAAACGAACGACTTCACCGGCCGCAAAATCATAATCCGCCGCTGCAGCAAGTGTAACGGTGATCGGTGTTCCAGCTGTAAGGCTTCCACCGCCTGAAATCTGGGTGTTTTGGCTGAAGATGTCAGTGGCTGCATTATCAATAACTTTTACTGTAACGTAATTGGTATTGTTAGCGGTTACATCGAGATCAGGACAAAGACGAACAGAATTTAACTTAGCTGCAATTGGCAAAGTAATATATGTTTCGGTTGCACCGTCACCGGCTGCATGCGTCAGATTTGAAGATAAATAAAACATGGTTTCTCCCTAGTAATTGAAGCCGAAGAAGGTATTCTTGGTAGCTGATTGATCAGGTGATCCCATTACGCCGCGATAGGTTGCAACCAGTCGAATAGCGCCGGCGCTGATGTCTTTATCTTGCTCGACAACGATTCCGCGTCTTTCATAAAGATAATAGCTCGCAGCGTTGAACAGCAAGAATCCGGTGGTGGATCCTGAACCGGTATATAGACCAGTCGCTGCAAGATCATTGCTAAGGAATCGAGACATGATGATTGGAACATTGAAGATCGAACCGATTTGACCGCTGAGAACAGAAGCTGCTGGGCCGAACTTGTCGATGGTGATAACTTCTTGAAGACCCATCAAGCTCTCGATCATGAATTCTGGTGAAACAACCATGACAAGATTTGAAGCGCCGAGTTCACCGAGTGAAGCCATGCCAGCGAGAATGTCAGAAGCAGCAAGAGAAGCTCCGGCTTTAGCTGCGGTGTTGCTTTGATCATAAGCAGCCGCGCGCATTCCGTTGAAGGTTCGGCGATGATCTGAAGAACCGCCAAGACCAGCAGCTCCCCAGCGTGAACGGATGTTCCAATTGGCGATGTCGTCTTGATGAGTGGCGGCGGTGTCACCGTTGATCATACAATCTTCGAAAGCGTCTTCGAGGTCTTGCGCGATCTGCTGAGAGAAGATCGGAAGAACAGCAAGCGCGGCGTCTTCAACAGCTGCATCATCGAGAACATAGCTTGAAGCAAGTCCTTTGATGTTGATTGTGGATTGACCGGTTGCTGGTGTGCTGGTGGTGTATTGTGCCAGCGGGCTATCAACGGTGATCTCGCCTTTGATGTAAGGACGACCGCCGCGATTTAAGCGAGGGATCAAGAGGGTATTGCGATCGGCTTGAACGCGGGTCAAGAGACCACGAAGGCGCTTCGGCAATTGGAAGGTCTGATAAAGGTCGCTGATGAACTGGTCTGGGATGAACTCGGCACCGGTTCCAGATTGATCATTGAACGCCTTTGTAATCGCTGGTTGAAGCGCGCGAGGAGCTTGCTTAAGGTGGCGATAAAGGCGAGCGTCCAATTTAGGTGTATATGGATCAGACATAAGCAAGCGAGCAAGATGACGATCTGAAGCGATCGACTTAAGCTCTGAATGCCAGTCGGAGCAAGCGAATTCGCTGTCAAGAATTCCGCTTTCTTCAACGCTGACGCGGTGGCCGCGTGCGTTCGTGTAATGCTTGACTTCGGTTGACCACTGAACAGAACCGTCTTCGCGAACGAAAGAACGAAGCTCGCTCTCGTCAGCATAAACGGCCGCTGGTGCTTGGATTGATTCATCGATTATGCGCTGTGCTGTTTTCAGATCATCGATTTGCTTTTCGATGTTCTGAAGTCGATCACCGCTTGACTTTTGGGTGCGAACAAGACCATCAATGATCTCTTTCGCTCTTGTGATATCAGACATTTAATAGTCTCCTTCAATTGTTAATAGTGCTTTGACAAGGGCTTTCATGTCCTCGTCTTCGTCTTCCATTTTGGAACCTTTCATTTCTTCTTCGTCATCTTTATGACCCGCTTTCATTTCGTCTTCTTCGTCATGCATGGCTTCTTCTTCCATTGACATATCTTCGCCATGCTTGGCGAATACTACGGTGACGGTGTTCTCGTCTTCGATGACATCGAGAATGTGTTTTGATACGGTGGGCGCTGGCATGGCGTTAAGCTCCGCTTGAATTTGTTCTTTGATATAGCTCTTGAGATCAAAGCCGATGTTCTTAGCTGCGATTGCCACCGCATCCGCATTGGCTGGAATCGTCACGATTGAAACCTCTAGAAGCTCAGCTTGCTCGAAGAACTGGCCGCCGGATTTACTGAAAGCATAATGCTCGGTCGGCAGCTGGGCGCGTGGCGTGGCTTTGAGGGGTGCAAATCCGACCGAAACAGCATTCATAAAACCGCGCTCAGCTTTTCCGGCGATCTCTGCGGCTCGAGGATCAGCCATATCGAATTCAACATCGATAACAAGACCAGCTTCTGACAGGCGAACATCACCACGCCCGATCGGTAAGCTTTGATGGTCATGATTCAGCAAGATAACCGGATTGGCTCGGTATGCTTCCAAGTCCCAGCCGCGTTGATCGATGATGTCGCCATATCGGTCAGCTCGGTCGGTCGAAGCTATAAAAGACATCTTGCCAGCTTCTTTCTCGTCTTCATGCGCAGCTTTGACGAATTGCTTGATCTTCATATGCACCCCTTCAAGGGTATATATATAACAAAATTAGTTTTAATTCACTTTTTTTTAAAAATAAATATGTCATACATTATCGGCCAGCACGACATCTTTAAGAAATGAACGAAAAAAAGAATAAAAAAAAGGCCTTTGGCTATTTACATTTTAAATGTAATACATTAATATATATTCATAGCAAGTCGCTATAAACAAACAAGGACAAAACAATGTATACCGTAATCGTTTCAGAACTAACCACAGAACAATTTCAAGCCTTAAATCAAGCACTTATCGCTATCAAGTTCGATTTCAATAACGCAAAATCCGACTTTCGCGCTACCAAAGTAACCTTCACCATCAACAAAAAAGATATTCATGCTTTATATGTCGCTATCGGCCAAGCAAATATCACAGCTTATCAAATGCTTACTTTATAAACATAACGAACTAAGGCGGGCCAGCTGGCCCGCCGCTTAAACCCAAAACAAGGACAAGACAATGACCAATTATTCAATCTATCATCAAGGCAAAAAAATCGTAATCGACATTGATGGCTTTCAATATGCAGTATACGCAAGCGATATTTACCACATGTATTCTTTCGACGGTGGACAATGGCGACGAATGAAAGCACCAGCTTTGAATCATAAGTGCTCGATATTTGGAAATACGATTATCGGTGACATCTTTCAAACACTACAAACTTACGCACAAAATCAATAAACCCCAAACAAAAACAGCAAAGGCCGGTCGTGATTGACCGGCCTTTATTGTTTTAGTCGACAATCGGGATCATAGTGCACCGACAATTGATGTCTTCGCTAGCCTCACCGAATGAAGCTGGGCTTGGCGCTTCTGCTCCGCTTTCGCTGACGAAGTTTTCATTGACGCCGACAGTCTGACCATCTAAGCCGGCGTGACTGTCTCGAACCTTTGAATCACGCGCTGATAGCCATTGTTTCTGAAGCCGAACCCCTTGTGCCGTTGCGTCAGTATAAGCTTGTTGTGTGCCGCTGTTAGCTGCTCTGGTGCTTTCGGTCTGTGCGATCATTAGAGACCGCGCAGCTCCGAAAGCTGTAGCTGCGTCAATGTTCCGACCGATCTGGGCAATCGGCAAACCTTCCATCAAGCCATCTTCGATTATTCTGGTGACGGCGTTCTCTTGCGTTCTGACAATCTGTCTTGACATTGTATTTATAAGCTCGTTCGCCAGTGTTTCGGATATGGTCACATCATCCACCGGCAAACCAGCGAGACGCATGATTTGTTTAAGCGTGTCGCCGCCGCTGAGGAAATACCACTTGCGCCACTTTGATCCGATTATTTGCGCAACCAGTTCTTCTTCTGCAGCTGTATCCATCAAGCTGGCATAATCGATAATGCCTTTGGTCATGCTTGGCTTCACATATTCCAGCGTTCGGTCTTGGTATCGCTTAGCTGCGCCTTTGAGATAAGCATTTGCAGCTAGCCTCAAATCCTTCTCTGCTGGTTCGTGAAAGGTACGCAACCACATCTTCCACAGATCCGTTCTTGCTCGTTCTTTGGTTTGCTTGGCTTTGACTTCGTTGATAATCTCTTTCATCCGACTTTCACCGAGCGCGCCGACAGTGAACCATTTTATCTGCGCAACGATTCCAGCAATCGAAGATATATTTGGCGCCGGCGGGTCATCGCTATTGAATTGTGAACCATCTTTAAAATGACGCGCTGACCACGCCTCGCGCTTTCGGATTGCCATTTCTTCGGTCTCGGTTGTCGGCGCTTTACTGCGGCGTCGCACGATAGGCAAAAGCCGCCGATATTGATTGTTGCCTTCAATGTTTCCCCCAGCTCGCCATATTTCTGGCCAGTTCTCTTTCAGGTCTTCGGCATATTCCCAATCGAAAACCTGATAACCGCTATTGCTAAGATTCACGTTTTCGTCATCGCCATCGGCCGGAAAATTGGTCGGATCAACATCGCCGACAGCGCGCATTTTTTCCAGCGCCGGAGCTTCTTCTCCGAACTCTAGATAAAGCTTTTCAATGACGCCATAAAGCCGATTGATGTCACGCTGTGAGATCCCGTCAAGGTTATAATAACCGGTTCCAAATTTGGCTTCTTTTCGAAGCGCTGAACCGGCGGCAATCACGCCACGAAAAACAATCTGCGCTCGGCCGTCAATCATCTTTGCAATCGGCAAACGATAACCGCGCGGGTCATCTTCTCGGCCACGATAGACGAACAAGAACGCATTCGAATAACGATCGAAATCATCTTCACCGAGCAGCTGGTCGGCTTCACGCTTTGTAAATCCCCAGTCGGTATCTTTTGGGGCTTTGTCTAGCCCTTCATAGCCGAATAGCAAATGCCGCTTTTCTTCGTCTTCGCCTCTTGTGCTTAAAGGGTGTTCTTCTGGCAATAAATCGGTGTCATAAGGCTGTCTTCGATATTTTAGATTCCGAAGCGCATAAAGCAAGCCATTTACGCGACCCATAGCCCACTGTTCAGCGCTAGAGACAGTCGGTCGAACGCTTGAAGGGTTGCTTTCATAAGCTCCGATTCCACGAAGATATGAGACCGCCAGAATATATTCATCTGTTTGCTTGGCTGGATCATCGCCTACAGCTTCGAGATGTTCTTCAACCTTTTTTTTTAAAACTGTTTGTGTGTTTTCGTTTAAGCTGTTGAACGCTTCACGGCGGTTCTCATAGGTGCTGAGATCCTGTCGGGTTTCGATGCTGTAAATCCGAGCTAGATAAGATCGTGCGTCTTCGGCTGTTTCGTCATTATAATCTGCGATCGGTTCATCGATGTCTTCAGGGTATTCAAGACCTTCGTATTTGTAAGCTGCGCGCGGTGAAACGCCGTTTAAGATGTGCATTGACACGCGGTTAAGCTGCTCGGTGCGTGGCTCTTGAAGCGGTTCAACGGCTGAATAATCGTGTTCGAAGACAAGATCATCTTCCCATCTTTGCGCGATGGCACTGAACAAGATCGATAGCCGCTTGCCGCGCTTGACTTGAACAGTCCAATAGTTTTTAGCTTGCTGTCGAGAGGTCGCATAATTGGCCGCCGGCAATCCTAGAACCGAAGGCGGAACACCAGTGACGGCTGAAATGCTTTCGCGCGCCATTCTCCGAGCTTCAACATATTCCATTTCACGAGGTGACAGCTGCAGCGGTTCAACTTCAGCCAAGCCAGACAGAACCATCGCACCACCGCCGGCGCTCAGCTTGCGGTATTCTTGCGCGATTTCTCGGCGTGTCTCTGGTCCCCAAATATCAGCGGGATCTTTCGGCGAGATCAGCAAGTCCGGCCGAGCTTTCGCGCTTGATTCGCTGACTAGGTTCTGACTATTGATGTCGGCGGTTAGCTCTCTTGACAGCGGTTCGATCGCACCGGTTCCAAGAAGTTCTTCTGGGCCGCTTTTCCAGCTAGCAAGCCGACCATGAACGACGCGCTCCGGTGGATATGCGATCATCTGGCCACCGCTGTTGTAAAGATAAGCTTGGATGCCAGTTTGATTCGTTGAGATCCGCACATTTTCGGGATGTAGTCGGACAATCGAAGTCGGCTTGTCGGTTTGACCAAGAAGAAGAATATAACAGTTCCCCGTCAAGATAAGATCGGTGCACAACTGCTCTCGAAACAGATAGCCGTCAACATTTGACGAGGGTTGATTCATTAAATCGATGACTGGGTGATCTTCAACCAGAACGCGGTCTTTTCCTTTGAGCAATCGAAGCGGTAAAGCTGCGAGATCTTGCGAAGCGCGTGAAACAGCTGCATAAGTGTAACCATGACCAGCATAAGCCGACATCGCTTCTTCTGGATTATAGGTCGGTCGCACGCCATACGGCTGGGCATAAGTCGCACCATGATCAAGCTCGCGCGGTTTGCTCTGCACATCGGCTAGCTGCTTTTGTTCTGGTGCTGAGAACCAATTAACGATTCTGAACCATAATCCGGTCTGTGTTGCTTCTGACATATTCACCCCTTTAAAGGGTATATATCAATTTTAATGTAATTTCGTTCAGATTTTTTATTTTCGCGGATCTTGCCATACCATTTCGTTGCGATGAGACCGACAACCTGAGCATCATCTTTTAAAACCTTCGCATCTTGCAAGGCATCGAGAACGGATTTCGTGATGTTATCCAGATCTGGCTTCGTGCCTTTAAAGATTCGATCGGTCGGGTCTGATTTGCGCATCAAGCTTTGAGGTCGCTGATAAATAAAGGTGATGTCAACAAATACGACATCTTCAATGTTTAAAGCTGCGATTTGATTTCGGATCTGGGTCACCGCTCCGCTTTTCCACTGAACATAATTCATCGGCATATAAGCTCGGCCGCCAGCAACGCGCGGTCGTGGGCATGACATCGGTTTTGTTTCAATATTAAGTGTTATCCGTTCGCCTGTTAAATTCATGCTTCACCTAGCCAGTCAAAAAAAGATAATTGTGCGTTCTCTCGTTTATATTCTTCGATGGCCCAAGAACAACGACCTTCGATAATTGGGATATAATCTTCGGTAAGCTCGCAGCCGATCGAATCAAATCCTTCGAGAACAGCTGCTGCTAATGTCGTTCCAGATCCGGCAAAGGGGTCGAGAACAGTTCCACCTTTCGGCGTGACAAGACGACATAACCATCTCATGAGTTTAAGCGGCTTGACAGTCGGATGAAAGTTTTTTACTTCTGGCGTTTTATTTCCATCCAAGCGTTCGCCAGTTCCATTGTGTGAATTCATGTTACTTCTCTTTATCTTGTCAGCTAGATGTTCAAGACCGGCGTCACGCTCGGCTCGGCTTGGCTTGGCGCATTGATAGATATTTGCTGGCCATCTTCCAAGATGATGTGCAAAAGAATTACAATAGGTCATTTCAGGTAATTGAACACTAATCCCAGTACCTGTTGACAGAGAACCATCTTTTCTTCTTGGATCTCTGATTTTTTCATCAGGCCCTACCCAACATTCATCACCATATCCAAATCGACACGCATCTATATTCAAACCGCCCGTTTTCGTCTTCAAAACCTGTCGGGCTATACTCGATTCGGCTAAAGGCTTTCGTGCTAAAATTGCGGGTTCTTGTGCTGGTTTTAAAGCGGTTCCCCAGCCCTCGAATTCTTTGGCTTCTTCAGTTTGTGTTTCAATCTCTTTGCGTTCATATTCAACGACATCGCCAAGAATTCCGTTATTTCTTCCCTTGTGCTGATAAGAATTTGTGCCATATTCAAGCTCGGTCTTTCGCAGCTTTGTGCTATGAGAACCACCGTTTAACAGTGTTGAATCGATGGCTTTAGCTATGTTTAAAGATTTTGGAAAGCCAGAGAAATAAAGCCAGCTGATCATGTCTCTAATTTCAAATCCGGCATCTTCAATTGCGCATGTCGTTCGGTGGATTGTTCTGGTCGCTCCGAATGCTATCAAGTGACCTCCAGCCTTTAAAACACGAAGACATTCAGCCCAAAGCTCTTGGTTATAAGCTGCGCCGGTATTATCCCAGCCCTTACCCATAAAAGCGATTTCATAAGGTGGATCTGTCACTATCGAATCAATAGATTCATCAGGAATCGATTTCAATATATCGAGATTATTTCCAAGATGAATTTGATAGCTCGGTATTCTTAATTCATGCATTTGATTTTCCTTGTTAAAAAAGAATAGCCCACCGAAGCGGGCTATTCAAAGATTATTTTGTTCTTTATTGCCAAAGTGGTTGTTCTTCTTCTTTCTTCGATAGGCAGATTGTTATATCAGTATAAGCTGGATAGTAAGGGTTCCACTTGTATGTACATTCAAAGTTCCACATTTCGATAAGTTCGAGAGCTTCTTCTAAATCTTTGGTTAGAACTCGCATACCATTGCGATTTACCCCTCCATGACCTAGTGAGTAATGGCTTGGATAAATGTCATTGTAAATGATTAGAAGGCATTCTTGGATGAACTGGATTTTTTCTTGCTTTGTCATTTTGTTCTCTCTTGTTTGTTTATAGCGACTTGCTATGTATACATTATAATGTATTACATTTAAAAAGCAAATAAAAAGAATAAAAAAAGTAATCTTTTTAATTATCTTCCTTGTATCCGGCTTAAAGTCATACAAATATATCTCAGTGCATCAAGCCCGTGATCGTTCTGTTTGACTGGTTGATCTTGTTTTTGATCTGCTTTCCAGCGATAAGCTCGCATTTCTTTGATCAGCTGGCGACAGCAGCTATGGATATACATCGCCGGATAACCTTCGACATCGATGGTTAGATATTTCTTGACATGCTGAATTCCTTCAATGACGCCGAGGTGTTTAGGCGCAGGCTTGGTTGGAATGTCGCAATATCTCGCCAGCGTCAAGCGGCCGTCTTTGCTTTCGGGGTCGGCACTTGTCCACGCCACGCGCGGATCTTTCTTTGAGAGTGCATAGACCATGTTTCCGTTCTCTTGCGTGGTGACTTCGGTCTTGTAATACTCACGATAGACATGAAGAACATCATTCTTCAAGTCGTGAGCCACCCAAATACACGCAAATGGATTTCGTGTTCCGAAGTCGATTCCACGATAACGCGGCCAATCTTCTGGAAGCTCGCGCGGTTCGATGACATGCACATCACGCCTGAACTCGGAATAAACAAGACCGGTCTGAAGGGTGAACGCACCGAATAAGCGGCTTTGCTGGCTGGCTTCTGATAGGTGTTTCGTAGCTTGGCGCAGCTTGACCGATGAAACGAACGGATTATCAAGCCCGCTGATCTGAACATAATCAAAGCCATCGATCTGATTTTCGATGAAGGTATCATGAACCCATGTCATTCCCTTCAAAGGCGTCATCGTCAACAGAAGCCGCCCACCATAAGGCGTATCGGCACAGCGCAACATAAGCTCCTCAAATATGTCTTTTGGGTGTTCTTCGTCAAGCCAAGCCAGCGAAATCGCACGAAGACCACGACCTCCCATTCCTTGATATTTCTCTCGCCCGCTGTCAGCCGACATCGCAATGATCCGACCGCCGTTCGGCAAAGTCGCGACCGCTCGGCCAGCGCCTTTCCAGTTTCGAAAGCTCGTGCCGACAGGCAAGTATTTGACGATCTTTGGCCGGATATATTCAGCGCTGTCGGCGTAGCTAAGACCCGATGAAATTACCGTTGAAGGCTGCGGTGGTAGCAAGTCCAGCGGAATCCCGTTCAGCTTGGCCCACTGTTCGACCCACCACTCAGATCGCCCAGCTGCAAATGCGACAGCTAGCTGCGCTCCGATTTCCGTTTTGCCCGCCCGATTTCCACCGGCGACCAGATAAGCGAGCTTCGGAAAAGACAGCGGAATCTCGATCTGTGAAGACCGGCTTTCGGTGATGTTGCACGCCTCACAGCGCCAGATTCCAGCGTTAAGGCGCTTCATCGGTTGACCGCAGCCGCGCGGGCGCTCTGATTGCGATCCTTTGCCGTCGAATCGATGGCAATAAGGCCGCCATAACCGAGACAGCGCAAGCGGAAATTGCTTCTGAATCCGGCCTAGCGTATTGACAGCGGCGACCAGATCATTCTTCATCTTTTTGCGCTTCGATGACTCGGCGTTCGTAATTTGCGATAGCTTGAAGCTCGAAATAGATTCGATCGCGCTGGGTGCAATGAACCCGACTGAAACGATTCAAACAAAACGCACCAGCGACCGCGAAAAGCTCCGCGTCACTTGGAATAGACCGACCATCAAGCCATTCAGCCACCGAAGCGCGTGAAACACCGGCGGCGATTGCCAGCGCTCGTTCTGTGAGCGTGAATCCTGATTTCAGCATCAACCGTTCCAGAGCGACATTGAAAGTTTTCGGCCGGCTGCGCTCGTGCCAACTCCACAGCTTTTCTTCTCGTTTCATTCTTCATCCAGATCGATAACTGGGCCGGTGATGACCTCTTGCAATGCGTGTTCTCTGACCTGTTCGATCAGCGTGGTGACCTCTGCGTTCTGGATGTCGACGGTTAATTCGATTGTCGGCCGATCGCCTTCTTTGATGTATCCATGACGCCGTTCAAGCATCCAAGCTGCAGCTGTCCAATTTCCATCTTTGGCCGACTGTGCGATGCTTGCAAGATTCCGAACTGCATTCATCGCTTCGGCGTGTTTCACCTCTGAATAAAAGGCTTCGTATAGCTCGCCTTGACCATCACGCCCACGAGCAAGCCACTGAAAAAGGCTTCGCTGCGAAATACCGGCATAACTGGCGGCAATGTCATAAGTGCAACCTAATAGAACAGCCTCGCAAACTTTACGCTGCACTTCTTCGGTCAGCGCTGTCGGTCTTCCTTGTTTTCGTTTGATCTTTGGCATATCGACTACCAAGGAATATCAGCGATTTCGTTGAACTTGATACCGTCTTCTTTGATGGCTTCTTTTCCGGTCAGCTGCTGCCAGCGCCTAATGATGACATCGCAATATTTCGGATCGAGTTCCATCATAAAGCATTTTCGGTTTGTCTGTTCGCAAGCTATGAGAGTAGATCCAGAGCCACCAAAGGAATCAAGAATATTCTGATCTTTTTTTGTGCTGTTCTGTATTTGATAAGAAATAAGCTGCACCGGCTTCATTGTCGGATGTTGTCCATTTCTATTTGGTTTATCATACTCTAATATTGTTGTTTGCTTTCGATCAGAGTTCCATAAATGAGCTGCTCCAGCTTTCCAGCCGTACAAACATGATTCATGTTGCCAATGGTAATCTTGACGACCAATCACCATTGTTTGCTTTTTCCAGATTAAACACTGCTTTAAAAGCCAGCCAACATTTAAACAGCTTTGACGAAAATGGATATTAGTATCCTCATGCCAAATATAAAAAACAGCGCCTTCTTTCATATTTTGATCAGCTTGCTCATAAGCAGAATCTAAAAATAAAGAAAATTCTGTATCCGTTATTGAGTCATTTTTGATTTTTAATTTGTCTTTTGTTTTTCCTTCATAAGCTACATTATAAGGCGGATCAGTGATCCATAAATCTGCTTTTTCACCGGCCATCAGCCGCCCGATATCCTCTTCTTTCGTGCTGTCACCACATAGCAATCGATGATCACCAAGAATCCACAGATCGCCCGCTGAGGTAATCGCTTGTTCTTCGACCTCTGGCACATCATCCGGATCGCCATTCAGTTCCACCGGATCGTCTTGGTCAATTAGCGCGTCAAGTTCTTCGTCAGACCAGCCAAGACCCGACAGATCTTGATCTTCAAGTGACGACAGAACCTCTTTCAGCTTGTCTTGATCCCAGTCAGCGATCTCGCCGATCTTGTTATCTGCGAGCGCAAGCAGCTGGGCGTCATTCAAATCGAGATCCATGAAGCGAACCGGAACAGATTTCAAGCCGATCTTCTTGGCAGCTTCGAATCGTGTATGACCGGCGATGATCATATTATCAGCTGCTCTGGCGATGATTGGCGAGGCGAATCCGAAGCGCTTGATGGATTTCGCGACTTCATCGATCGCGCTCTTGTTCTGTCTGGGGTTATCTTTCCATGCGTTAAGGGTTGATATATCAACCCATTCGCCGATTGATTCTGTCATAGCTTTTCCTATTCGGTGATCGTTCTGAGAGCGTGAATAATCACCGAAGAACGCGTGACGCTATTTTGATCGGCTAGGCGTTCGACTTTATCCAGCAAGCCGCTCGGAATGCGCACGCAGATAACCTGAGAATTGCCGCGATCTTCTTGGCCGCGACCTTGTTTGACTGGTTCGATGTTACTAGGCATGATTATTTCCTCGAATAGTGTATAACATTTTATTTGAGATAATGAAGATTTTTTTCACCGACGATAGCTCGGCGAAATTGCTTTCTTTGAGCTTCAACACCAGCTTCTTTCATCTTCTGGCGGCGCTCGGCCATGACCTCGCCGATTTCATCGAACGACATTCCGGCGAACGGTGACGGATCGACGCCAGCGGGGTATTCATCGCGGCCGCTGTGCTGGTTGAAGCTCGTTACATACCATTCTAGGATTTCAATCGAGTGCGGATCTGAATCTCGATAACCCAGACAACGATAGCCCTTAGATGAACGCAAACGGTCTAAAAACTGGTTGTAGTTATCTGCTTTGGTATTCAGAGCGCCTCTCGAACAAGTACAGCGTGCAACCCATTCCTGACGCTTTATCTGGTCTTCATCGATGCGCATGATAACAAACAATCGACGCGTACCATTTTCGCAGAGGTGACAGCTGGAAGCTGAGAGCGCTTGACGAACCTGTGCAGCTCCGAGCTTCTTGATCATGTACGCTTTGAGATCGCCGAAAGGTGGTAACCGCTTGTCAGCGGTGTCGGTGATGTACTGCATAGCTGCGCGGTGAACCAGATCATTATCATAGTTCTGGAAGCTGGCGAATAGCAAGCCGGCGAAGCTGTCAAAGAAGGCTTGATGCCACTGGGGATCTTTGCCCCAGTTCATTCCAAAGTGAAGCGCGATTTGTTCTGATGTTTGATAGGTGAGTGTATTCATTAGTCAATTCTCGGTACAAGGAAAAAAGGATTAGGTTTTTTTTGTTCTTCTTCTTTTTCTTTTTCTTTTTGTTTTTCTTTCTTATTGGTATTTAGATTTGATAGGGGGGGGGTATTTAGATTTGATATACCCCCCCTATTTAGATTTGATATACCCTCTATCAAATTTGAACCCCCCTCTTCAGCCTTTGGCAGCTTGAATCTGGCGGTGTTGTTTTTCGGGTCAAAGCCATCACGAACCAGCATTCCCTTATCAACCAAGCTTCGGATAGCTCGCTTAACTGAAGGCACAGAACACCCAGCCAATTGAGCTACGGTTGCAGCTGCTGGATAAGCAACGCCATTTGACCCCATAAACATTTTCAGGATGAAATAAACAGCCCACTCAACATTTTTCGGTAGGCTGTCGATTTCGTTCTTGTTGATCTTAGTCCAGCGATACACTTTCAAAGCCCTTTGTGCCGAGATAATGATGACAGGCATAGAACTGGCTGAAGGTCATCAGGGTTTGCAGCTGGGCTTGATAATCGCGTTCAGCTTGTCGCATCAGAACCTCATCGATCTCGCTTCGACTTTGATAGTAGTTAAGCTGGCGCTGGCGAACCTTCTCAAGACCTTCTTCAGCAACATCAGCCCAAAGCCAATAATACTTCTTAAGATCGTCAACGGTTTGAACGCCGATCGCGTAAGGGTGGGTGAGTGCTAGAACTAGCTCGAGGTTCTCTTTTGAAGCTGAGCTGAGTGTGTGCATTACATCTTCGAATAAGTGAAACATTTTATATCCTTGTTTGTTTGGGTGATGCCAGCTCCCGAAGGAGCTGGACTTGGTTGTTTGTTATTTGTCTGAAAGATCGTAAGCGATTAGCTCGGCGCATTTCTTCTGAACATATTTTGGAAGATCGGAAAAGTCAGCATCAAAGACATCTCCATCGCCATATTCAAAGCCATCTTCGCCTTCTTCGCGGAATTTTACAATCGACATATATGGAAAACCTTCATCGGGATTTGATTCAAGATATTCAGCTGCTATCTCAACATTTTCTTTGAAGGTTTTAAGAGCTTGTTCAGCTTCATTCAGATCGAAGCTCTCGCAAGATAGGTCTGGGCAATTTGAACCGACCCAAAGGATTATTTCATAAGTAGTTTTCATTGGTTTGTTTCCTGTTTGTATAAAGCGTTATTGCTTTATGTAATACATAATAACTAATATGTATTACATTGTAAAGCAAAAAGATTATTTATTTTCATATTTTAAAACAGATTGGGCCAGTGCGATCAAATGTTTGCATGGCAGCTGGCCGCGTGTTCTGTCTGGACAAGTGCAGAATGTGTTAGTAGCTGTGAAAACCGATCGCCGGCCTTCTTCGCTGGTTGATTGTACATTCCACTCGTTATGAATCCGATTGTAATTGAAATTCTTTGAAGCGAACTTGACATAAGCTGCGCGCAGAAGTCGGGTTTGCAGATCCGGCGCTTTGCTGGTGTCAGGCACCTCTTGTTTAGCTGTTTCGATGATTTTTTCGGCGTGCTGTGCCAGCTGTGGATAAGCTTCGTTAAAGGGTTGCATTATTGTAAATCCTCCGGATTGATTTCGACTTCGCCATATCCAACCGGATCAGGGATTTCGATTTCGCTGAAAAGTTCTTCGAGCAGCTGCTGAAGCTCTTCTTGTTCTTGGTTCTTCTGGGTTTCGTTATTCATTGTTTTGCCTTGTTTGATGTGGGCCGATCCGAAGACCGGCCCTTGATGGTTTATGCTGAAAATATAAAAGTGTATTTTTCGCGGGTGTCGCAATCATAAAAGCTGATTTGACCAGCTGCTAATAATCGTTGATAGCCTAATTTCATGCGCATGAAACAAGCATTTACATCAAGGCCATAATCTTTGAAATCATTTACGCTGTCAATCATGACCAGGTAATTATTATCTCGACATCCGGTTAATCGTAAATATAGAGTTTGCAAAAATTGAAAGACATATCCATTCGTTTCTGATGTCGATATAATTTCAAGCTCAGCTTCTGTATTGTTTATTTCGCAACCTTTGGTCTGTAGTACAGACAAAGATTCAATGAGATCATTATCAAGTTTCATGTTCATTCTCCTTGTTTGATGTTGAACATTTATAATGTAATACATTTAAAACGCACTGTAAAGCATTATTTGAATTATTTTGAAATAAAAACCAAAAAACCCGCCAATACAAGATCAGCGGGCTGGAAATAAACAAATTTCTTTGAGCAATAAAGTTTTAATTTGTCCGAGCTTGATGCGCAAGATAGTTTTAATTTTGTAAATCGAAAATCGATTTATGGAATTGTGAACGGGATGAAGCTGGGGCCTTGGGCCCCAACTTCTTTTTTAGCTAGTCGCCCAGTTCTTCGAACGCCGTCAATCCAAGCCCAGTGAAATCTCGAAGCGCGCGCGCCTTTGCTCGTGTTTCTGCCATTCGGATAGCGTGCGGCAAGATCATCTTTGAGACATTGAATTTCGTGGCGTCACCATAGCCGGTGAAGCTCTGGCCTTCTTTGCCTGTGACCACAGCTTTGAAGATGAATCGGCCGTTCTCGAAATCCATCAGAACCGGTTCTGTTTCGATTCCAGTCAAGCCGCGTTCATGCGCTAAGACGATAAGCCCAGTGTATAAAATAAAATCTTTGCCTTGAAGCGTGACGATAAATCGGCGTCTTTTAAGCTCTTGAAGATCCATTGTTATTCTCCTTGTTCATTAGAATTAAAACCAAATGTCTTCGTTGCTTTGGTTGATTCAATAGATAATGTCATCGTGTCATATTTTGAAGAACCATCGACTGGCTGAAGAATAACCTTCAGAATCGCAAATCCTTTATCGAGAAGATATATTTCTGAATGTGTTGCCTTTGTTCGTTCTAAGAATGCCATTCTTCTTTCGATAAATTCGGGTTTAACTGGTTTTTGATGTTTGATTTTTTTCATGGTTATTCTCCTTGTTTGCTAAGTTTGATTGATAGAATGATGAAGCCAGCGGCGGCGGTCATGCTCGTGATATAGAAGATTTGAGCTATCGGAGCTACAGCTTCGTGAATGGCGATAAATATTTCTGTCATGATGTCTCCTTGTTTATTTGATCAATTGATCGGGTGAAATATTGCGGCGATAGAATTCGCTGAAGAATGCAGCTAAGATGGAATCTTCGAGCTTGTGGTATTGAACCATCGATTGAAACACATTCAATAGATTTTCATCATTTAAGCGGGCTAATTGTTCGATAAGAGCTTGGTTATTCATTGTCTTGTCCTTGTTTGAAGTGGGCCGATCCGAAGACCGGCCCTTGATTATTTCAGTTCTGATAATTCTTTTTTAATCTTAGCTAGCTTCTCTACTGCTTCTAGCAGAAGGAATTTTGTATTCCATCTTGCAGTTCCATTCTCAATCTTAGCTTCGTATTCTGCGATTAAGGTGAGACAGGTTTTTTCATCGGCTTTGAGGATCATCTCTTTCATGTTCGTTCTCCTTGTTTGTTGTTGAACATGTTTATAATGTAATACATTATTCAATCAATGTAAAGCATTATTTGTTTTTTTTTCAAAAAAAAGTTCTGAATGTGATAAATAATCTTTGCAAGCTGCTAGCTAGCGGTTTGTTTTCCTTGTTTGGCCGGCGGTCTTCGGATCGCCGGTTTTTTTCAATGTTCGTGAGGTAGATAGATATGGCGACCAGAACCACCAGCTTGATCAAGAAATCAAGCGACACCACCCAAAAGACCGGCGTAACGACAAGCTATGACGCATCAAAAAAAGCCACTCTTGCGCTTCAGATGCCGTCAAATTTCCCGCTGGCTTTCCACCTTGAAGGGCTTTTCATCCGAATGTCAAGCCTAGCAAGCTCGCCCACTAAGATCACGATGAAGCTGACAACTGACAGCGGCGGCGATGAAGCGATCGTAACCGGTACAGAAAGCACAATCGAAACCGGCGTGACCACTGCGACTGACGGATCTGTCGTCTATAAAATCGATCTGGATTACATTTTCGATAGCTCGAATGTATATGTCTTCTTTAAAACCGATGTCGGAAGTGTTTCCGTCGATTCGGTCGAACTGACCTATCACGAGTAAAGCCATGTCAATCAAGAATATATTTAATCAATCCGGCGGAACAGTCCCAGAAGCTGCGGCCGGTGGTGATTCTTCCGCGTGGACTGAAATAACATCTGGCGATCTTTCACTAGATAAACAAAGCTATACAACCTTTAATTTAGCGGCTTCAGCGGTTGAAGGTTACGCTCATCGAATCAACATTGGTGCCGATGTCGGAGGCGTATCGAACACGACGAGAATGGCTGAATGTGGGATTCTCTATTTTGATACTGGAATCAGCCTTGAAACACTAGGAAGCGGTGAAGGTTCTTCTGGTGTTGTTCAGCTCTTGTTTGAACCCGCTGGGGTTGATGATCAATCGGACTATTACACTGACACAGCACGACCTCAAACTGTTATGCTATGGTGTGGTTTTGATCTTCCGCCATTTCAAAATGGTGATATGGTTTATTATGGTCATGGTCTCCAGTTGAGGCCAAATCTCAGTGCTACTAATAATGACGGCTATTACAATCAGACCCGCATAATGCGCACACAAGGCACGACGACAGCCCCACAAGGATCTTCGTATGCCTTTGGGTATCGATTCCAGAACCTTCAAATGACATTGACATTCGGAAAAAGCTATTCAACGCAAACCGAGCTAGGAATAAGCCAAGTCGATTGGAACGGAGCTATTTTCCGAGATGATGAGGGCTATAACGATTATCAAATGCTCAACACAATTAGTCAAGTCACCGATCTGTTAAATACAAAGACCACAACAACAAGCGAAACGATCAAAATTGGGGTAGCTTTTCAGGTCGCTCTTTCAAGTGATAACAGCGTAACAGGTTGGGATTTTAATCTAAAATGGCGGAAGCTTCTGATAAGCTAGTCCTCTGGTATCACTGTCGTATGTTGTGAGGTCAATCCGACTTTTATCTTGATTTCCTTGAGATCATCTTGAATCGGATTTATCCGGCTATGAACACCACTGATTGCTTTTCGCATAGCTTCGTTCTGCGAGGCATGTTCCAATGTCACAGCGACAGCGACTTGATCGAGCTTTTCACTGATCTTCTTCTGGCTCTCTTGCATGTCATCGATCAACTTAATATGTCGATCAATCAGTGCTGGAAGATATTTAGCTGCTAAGCGGTACAAGCCAGTCAGCAATGTGATCGCAAGCACAAGCGCACTTGCTGGACCCGTTAAGAATTCCATTGTCACACCATCCATTATCAGACCTCTTTATTGATAATATCTGTGATGATATCATGAAGCTTTGGTACAATCGAAAGCGACATATCCAGAGCTATTTTTTGTCGCTCTGCTTTGGTGACTTTGCTGCCGCCTTCGCTGTTTTCGGCTTTGGCTTTGTCGATTTCTTCGAGGAGGTTGATGATGAGGGGGATGATTTCTCTTGTGATTGCGATTGCGATTTTAATTCCTCGTCCAGACATGGCTTATCTCCTTTGGATGGTTTGCTTTTTTTTGGTTTCGCTTTGGCTGGTTGCTCAGCTTGTTCTTTATTTTCAGATAACCTTTTAAGGCTATCTTCGTGGATCAAAGTATAGCTGAATTTATCACCAAGACCGGCGGCGATCTGTGCCTTGCAAAGTGTTATAAAAGCTGAAAAATGGCTTGGATTTGCGAAGACCTGACAGCCCGCTGACCACTTGTCAACGCTAGAAGATTGATGATTTCGATTCGCTCGGTGGCAATTAATCCCAAAATAGCCAGCATATTCTTCGCCGCCGTAATCGACTTTGTCGTCTTTGTTTCCATCACGCCAAACCAATATTTCACCGGTCTGAACCAGTGCCTCATATTCGCCTTTGTGCTTTCCCAAAGACCAGACCGATCTATACTGCTTATCATGAACGACGACCGCTGTTCCGAGCGCGCGGGTCGGATTCTGAAGCCAATAAGATCCGGCTACAGTGGTTATTGGATAGCAATGTTCAAACCATTCGCCGTTTTGAATGTAACAAATATAAATCTTATCGTTGAATTTGTTTGGCACGATTTGAGAAGACCGAACGCCAATGAGGTTCAAATCCATTTCTCCGCTGAAAACTTTATATCCGAGAGCTTCAGCTTGTTCTATGATTTTTGGTTTCATGGTCTATATCCCAGTGTCGGTAACATTAGAATCGTGACATAGCAGCTTCGAGATCCAAAGTCGATGTCGACACGAGAGATCATGCCAATTCTTCTGTTATAGGTGTACGCTTCATTTTTGCCATATAAAACCGCACTTGTCAAAGTCACATTATCGCCAGCGACAAATCTTGAAAGATGAATGTGCGTGTTCAGCGTGATCTTCTCAGCGACTAAACGCATATAGTTTTCCATGCGTGCACCGTCAGCGACAGCCATATTCGGCCGCGTGAAGTCTGGATCATAGGTCAAGCCGTCAGATCGTGTTCCATAATCAACGCCGGCTGGCAATGTTTTAAGATTTGATGTTCTTCGAATCGTGGTCGTGTCGCCTGATTGATTATGTACAATTAAAAACTTTCCATAAACCGCATTGACATCAGGATCATAAAAGTCGTGACTAATCACTGAGATAATATCATCGTCGGTGATTTCATAAGCTATCGGCTTGATTCCGTTCGGCTGGGTGGCGTCATAAGGATCTTCGACGCCTCGCCAGCTAATCCGGCCTTGTCTAAGGACTGGCCACTGGCCAAGCGCTGAAGCCTTGTCTGTTATCGTTCTCATGAACTCTGTTTGCGCTTCCAAGATCGCGAGCTTCCATTGATATGTTGTTCCGCTGGCTTTGATATACATCTTTTGCAAATCAGCATCGACATAATCATAAATATCCGAAGCTAGATCGCCGCCGATCGACCACTGATTCGGAAGCGTATCGAGAACCGCACCAGTCCCCGATTGAATGATTTTTCCGATAATGTGGGGCGGAAACTCGGCGATCTGTGCTGCATTATAAACAACCGCATCAGCTGCATGAATCTCTGTCGGCCATGTCGATGTCGATAAACTTGGATAATCCACAGCTAAAGGGCCGGTATTCGTCATTGTTAAATAGCCCGCTGGCGCTGTCGTGGTCGTTTTGCTAGTCCATTCAGCATAAATGATTCCACCGTTGCCGCTGTTATTATGAGGGTCTTCGATTCCAATCAAGCCCGATCCGCTTGAATCTTTTTGAAATATTGTGATGTCATCCAGATATAAATCGGTGTCGGTGTTCGTGTTGAAGTTCGTTGTCACGCCAGTTGTTTGTCCAAGCGTATAGAACAATTGTGAATTGTGAATCGTTAAAGCTGTGTCGAATCGGGTGTCGAATCGATTGTCAAGCGTTGAAAGCGCATCTTCAAATTCTAATTCATAGGTATTAAAATTCAGCTTGCGTATATTGCGCAGCATGCCCCAAATAAGCCGCTGATAGCTCGAAGTAGAATAACCCTCGAATCCGACATAAAGAATCGCAATTTGACCCTTCTCGATCTTCTCACGATATGGTCTGAAGTCACCCACCATATTTATCGAAAACTGACCAAAGGTTACATTAAATGATTGATTGACAACGCTGGTTCCATTTATCCGAACTGAATCCGATTCAATCTGTAAATCTTGCGTGGTTCGATCGATGATGAATTCAGAACCGACCCCGAATTTGGTCTTGATAAATTCAAGTCTGAACAAGAAGCTAAGACTTTCTCGATTCTTTAAATCTGTTTGAAATTGCGCTGACCAAGTCATGTCTGAACATTCGTGATTTCGGGTTCGGTTATTACATTGATGTCAAATGTTTTGGCGGTGGTTGTATCACACCATCCAGAACCGCCGAGCGTGCTGTCAATGTTATTTGTCAACGCGTCGCCGAACGCGTCAGACAGATCGCCTAGCTCGTATCCAAGACCAATATAGTTATTAAACATCTCGACATAATCCGGTGACATCAAGACATCCAGCGACCACAAAAAGCCGCGCTCGTTTGTAATCATGTTCTGGCCTAGATTTTCCACCGGCCGTTTTAAAGTCGGCCAGAACCGATAGTGTCTTACGCCGATCGTGCCTTTATCAAAATCATAAAGTATCGGACTGGCTAGCGTGATGGTTCCCGCCGCTGTCGCGGTTGCCGTTATGCTTTGAACTTTGACAAGCTGATACCTCATGTTCGGGTTTTCACTTTCAATCATGAGATAATCGCCAGCGACCACGATCTGATTTCCGACGATGTTTCGGAAGACATTCGCAGCTACATTCAGAACGGTGTCACCAGCGAAGACCGGCTGCTTTAAATATGTCGCATAAGCCTTTGAGCTGTCCGCTGCGAACATCGTGCTATAACCGCGATCAAGATGGCTTTGAAGCGTGATCAGGTCAGCCGCCTTGTCTTCTCCGTCAATCATTCGATCGCGCTGAATTCTGACGATTTCGCTGATTCTTGAGACAGTTCTATAACGGCGGCCGGTATAGCTGACGCCGTCTTGCGCGTCGATTTCGTAATCACTGAAAAGCTCGGCCAGCGGTTCACCTAGATCGATTGTGCTGAGATAAGGCGTTTGGCTTGGCTTCGGATAAAAGTAGAATTTAGCGTTTCCCATATCACCGCCCAAATAAAGATGACTTGCCGACCCCGAATTGACCGAAGCGGGTTTCGAGCTTGCGCACTAGTTCATCGATAGCTCTGTTTTCCACGACTGCGCTATTGATGACGATGTTGATTCCACCACCGCCGCCGGCTTGATTCATCATGCGCTGTTCAGCTTGACCCGCTCGCCCACTGGCGGGCAGAACTGTTTCACCCTCATGAAGCATAGCCAGACCGCGCTTTCCACGCGTGAAGCGTGCGCCGCTTTGCGCTGACATTATGCCGCCAGATAAATAAAACTGAGATGATTCACCCAGATTTTCAAAGAAGGTTCTTCTTCTTTCTCGTCTTTGCTGTCGTCGTTCTTGTCGGCCTTCGCGGGTGAATATATCACGAAAGAATTCTTTGATGTTCTCCCAAAGTCTCTTGAAGGCCTCGCCGAAAGCGTCAGCGATTATAAAGGGCAATTTTAAAAGTGTTTCACCGATTCCACGAATTAAAGCAACAACGAATCTAGGCAAGACCTGAATCAAAACACGAGGCAACATCTTCAGACCGTTTTCAAATGCTTTGACAAAGTTATTAAAATCTTGCTGTATTTCTTTAGGTGACTTTTCACCAAGTCTAGCAATGCCTGTTATCGCTCCGGTGATGACTTCAGATAATCCCATCGTAACACCAGACAAAGCCGATCCAAGCTCGTTTAAAAACCCCGCTGGGCCACTGACACCGGCCAAGATTGCATTCGTGATCGAACCGGCGACAGCGATCTTAAAAGTCTTTTCCATCAAAGCGGGCAAATCTTTCAGGCTTGAATCGAGATCTTCGAGATCGATGCTGATTGAATCTAATTGATTGATAAGCTCGTCTATACCGTTAACGAAGTTTGTAAAATCCGGTGCAGCTGCTGAGACAGCACCACCGCCACCACCACCGCCGCCGCCGCCGGTTACTTGAAAAGGCGTGAAGCCACCACCGATCAAGCCTTGAAGCTGGTTCTCAAATTCTTTTGCGTCTTTCTGTGCCTTGTTTATTGCTCCTGAAACTGCATTGAAAAATCCGGCAAACTTCTTATCCATTCCGGTCAGATGTGCGATCGGCTTGGCTAGGTCAAACAAAGTCAAGCTAAGATTTCCGAAGATCGGAATCATGCCAATGAGAGCGCGGGCGACTTTCGGAAAGATCGACAGCAAGCCTTCAAAGATCATTGACATCGTGTTCAAAGCGGCTGTGAATACTAGCGAAATCGTGTCAGACAGGCTGATAATGATACTTTGAATAAAGGCCAATTGAGCGCCGAACTTGATCAGCATTTGCGTGATCGCTGGGCCAAATGTTTCAATAAAGGTTGACTTCAGACCTTTGGCGACCGTATCCAAACCAGCCATTACGACCTGAAAATCGGCCGCTGCGTCACTGGCTTTCGGGCCGGTTCGAACGCCGAACTTCTCTGTAAATGCGACAAATTGCGCTAGACCTTGAGATTGACCAAGCGCTTGAAGAAGCTGACTAGCTGAACGGCCAAAAACATCGAAGGCCATTTTAGCGCGCGTGGTCTGATCATCGATGGCTTGAAGCCTTGTCAAAGTCTCAAGAAATACATCATTCGCGGGTCGTAAAGATCCGTCAGCGTTCTTGATTTCAACGCCGAGCTTTTTAAAGGCTTGCGCTGTTCGGCTTGATTCTTCTTCAGCCATCGACAGAACCGCCGGAAATTTGCTTAGAATGCTCGTAGCTTGGCTTGCGTCTTGACCGCTGGCTTGAAGCGCAAATTGCAAGCCCTTGATCGTATCAGCGGCGATCGCTGAACGGTTTGAAAGATCGTTTATATCGTTGATCAAATCAGCGCTTTCTTGCCCGAACTGAACCGCAGCTTTTGCGGCGTCAATCAAAGCACCAGCGACGGCGATCATTCCAGTCGCCAGAACGCCGGCGGCGGTGACCACAGAAGCCATCGAACCGGCGGCGGCCAATAGACTTTTCTGCGCACCGGCGGCGGCTTTCGCTGTATCGCCAAGCCCTTTTTGAGCTTTTCCGGTTTGGACTTTTAAAATATAATCAACAGTCGTCGCCATATCACACCATGTCGATCATTTCCATCACAGAAATAACCGGAAAAATCATATCATCTTTTTTTCGTTTATTCATTGCTTCTTGCGCTCGCTCCGAGCGGGCGATGATGCAACGAACACACATGAAAAGCTCTTGCCACGAAAGAGCAAGAACTTCGCTGGGCAGCTTGCCATAGCTGCGCGCGATGATGTCGACGATGTTGATAAATTCTTTGTCACCCTCGAAAGTTTTCCGCCGAATCGGCGGCCTCCTTTACTGAGATCATCGCCTTTTCAAAGATGGCGTTCTTGTCTTCTTGCGAAATCATGCCGACCCAGAGAACATTCTTTGCGGGATTTTGCTGTGCCTCGTGATGAACCAGCGTCAACTTCTCCCAGCTTGCGCCATCGTCTTGACTGGCTTTGTCAACCACTTGACACAAGACGCGGTCTTGCATTGCTCCGAAAGTCAAGATGTCTTCAGGCGTGATCTTCTCCAGCTTTTCTTCGAAGCTGATCTGCTCCGATTCTTCTGTCGACATCGTCGCTGCCATTCGGCTGATCAGCGTCTTCGAAGCTATACCGGCCGCTTGTGCCTCGATCGGTGAAAGCACGCGGCCGGATAAATGTAATTTGCCGTTGAAAGCGGTCAGATTCCATCGCGCTTTCTCGGCTA